TGAGACTCTAATTGAGACTCCAACAGTGATATCCTGGGCTGACCAAATGGAACAAGTAAACCTGAGTAATCGTGCCGACCAATCTAAGCTAACATATGCAGAATCTGTATATATTGCACCATTTACACTTGTACAAAAGATAACTCGTAAAGCAAAACCTGTTGTAAACACTCTATTTTTTACCTTTATTACTAACCATATTATACATCAGTATCGCACTGAAAAAAATAAAAATCTCAATACACTAATTACATCTATAATGTATGAAGAAACAGGTACTAATAAATTCAATATTACTCATATTGAACAAACATTTGCTGGCTACAAAATCCATTTTACTCTCTCGTTAGATGATTCTACGAGAGTAGAACGCTATCAAGACCATACATCTGGAGAATGGACATTCCAACTTGGACGTAGAAAATACAGTATTCTTAAGAAATTTTAAGATGCATTAATATTTTATAATGTAAATATATAATGAAAAAATCCAAAAAAAGCATAAAACTAAATCAATTTTTATTTAAAAATTGATTTATTTATTTAATTCTACATATAAGATAACGTTTTATACTATCAAAAATATTTAAAACATAAAATACAAAATTAATTTTTTCTGATCTATAATAATGAGTAATATAAAAAATATAGGGTTTGGCGCATCTAGATTACAATTAAAAAAATTTCCAATTGAAAAAATGGCTCGTTATTGTACAATTGCTATGGTTGCTAAAAGAGCATCCGGTAAATCATATTTAACTAGAGAAATTATGTATCATAAAAGAAAAATTCCTACTGTTGTTATTTCAAGAACTGAAAAATTAAATAAATTTTATGGAGAATTTTGTCCAGATACATATATTTATGATCAATTTGATACTGAAATTTTATCAAGGATTTACGAAAGGCAATCCAAATTGAATCAAGATAATGAAAAAAGAAAAAAAGAAGGCAAGAGGTTGAAAGAAGATGAAATTATGTTAATTATGGATGATTGTATGTCAAGTAAAGGTGATTGGTTAAAAGATCCACAAATTCTTGAATTATTTTTTAATGGTAGACATCATCATATGTCTTTTATTTTAACAATGCAATTTTCATTAGGTATTCCTCCTGAATTAAGAAGTAATTTTGATTATATTTTTTTATTAGCTGAAGATTTTCCAAGTAACAGAAAAAGATTATATGAACATTATGCTGGTATGTTTCCTAATTTACAAGTATTTGAACAAGTATTTTCAGAAATTACTGACAATTTTGGTGTTATGGTTATAGATAACCGTGTGCATTCTAAAAATATAGCTGATAAAGTTTATTGGTATCGTGCAAAAGAAGTTCCTGAATTTACTATCGGAACTAATAAATATATAAAATATCATAAAGAACACTATGACAAAGAATGGAATCGTAGATTACCACTTTTTGACCCAGCTGAAGCACTATCAAAAAAACGTAATAGTATAAAATTAATTGTTGAAAAAATTAAACATTAACATATTTAATCTTTATTGAAAAAATTAAACATTAACATATTTAATCTTTATTGAAAAAATTAAACATTAACATATTTAATCTTTATTGAAAAAATTAAACATTAACATATTTAATCTTTATTGAAAAAATTAAACATTAACATATTTAATCTTTAGTGAAAAAATTAAAAATTAAACATTTTTAAATTTAATAAAAGCAAAATAAATAAATATTTTACTGTGCATTCTGTAATGGTTTTCCAAGTTGTTGTAAATATTCTTCTGTTTTTAGATTATATTCTTTTAGTTTATCTTCTAAATTCTTAATTTGTTCATCTACATCAATAATATTAGAGCTTGATTGTGTGTCTTCTGTTCGTTCTTTCTTTTTATTATCAAGTAAATCTTCAATATCTTTTTTAATATCTTCATTCTTTCTATATTCATTATATAATTTTGCTTTTTGTTCGTTTTCTTTTTTCTTTTTCATAGTATCATTTAATTGAGGATTTGCATATTCTGACTCACCCGCTTCAGCACTATCTGGGTCTGGATTAAATGGTTGCCATTTATATAATTCACCAACATGAACATTAAAACTATCATTTATATCACGTAAAGCTGCAGATTGTGAATCTGCTTGTTCTTCTGTATCAAAACATCCGCTTACTTTAATACCTACTAAAGATTTATCTTGTTCGGTTAAAAAAGATACACAATACCAGTTTTGACCAGATATTTTTTCTTCCGTTCTTTTTACTACTCCTTCATATTTAATTGGAACATTTTGGTTAAAATTATCTGTTAATTCAACTGATGTATATTTAGAATCTATTACAATATTATTTAATTTAATATTAATAGATTTTAAATTTTCTTCATATTCTTTAATTTTTTCTTCTAATTGTTTAATTTGTTCTTTAATTTTTAATATCATATTATCATCTTTAGTAGATTCATATTCTTTTAACTCATCTTCTTTTACCTTAATATTATCTACCATATTTTTAATAATCATTTCATATTTTCTTTGTTCATATTCATAATTTTTTTTGTGCATTTTCATTAAATATGATTTCATCATACTATTTAATTGCTCATTTAAATTTCCATTATTTGATAAAGGGTCAAATGCATTCCAAGTTCCCATTTCAGCTACAAAATTATAATGTCCAGGTTCTTTTAATATTTGTGTTTGTTCTTGCGCATCTTCAATTGTATTAAAACCACCACTAACTCGAATATATTTAATAATTTTTTTATCTTCACTCATAAATAAGGACATTACATAAAATTTTTGATTTTCTGGAAGAATAGAATCTTTAGTTAAATAATCAACTTCTGACATTAATTAATTATTTAATTATTCTTTAAAATATTTTAATTAAATTATTTTTTGATTAAAATTTTTAGTATCAAAATCAGCATAACCCATCCATATATCGGGTAAACTAAACATTTTATCAAAAATTTTAGATGGTCTATCTTGGTTTAATGTATTTTGATTTAATTCTTGGTTTTGTTGAACAATTATTGGACATTTATAATAACTTTTTGTTAAACTATGTGTTAATAAAATAATACCAATTAATATCAATATCATAGATATATTATAAATAATATTTGTCATTATAAATATATAGTTTTTATTTAAATGATGAAATAAAATCCCAATTTAAATCGGTGCATATTTTTTTCCAAATACAATCATTTTCCATTAAGATATCTAATTGTTTATGTAAAGGAAAACAATCTAATAAATGATCTAATTCTAATAATTCACAAAATTTATGTAATACATAACTATATGATAAAAAGTTTTTTCTATCTATTGGTTTATATTTAGACCAAGGTTCTTGAATCATTAAAAACATTCGAATAAACATTTTTTCCATATCACGAGTAATTTTAGGTGATGGTAATCCAGTTAATTTATTAATTATATAATGAGTATGTTCATATAAATAATTAAATTTAAGTTTTTTTAGTATATTTCGCATTTTTTCTCTATTTAATATAGATAAATCAGTTATACGTCTTTTATTTAATTCATCAATTATTTCATTATAAATAGCATTATCTATTTCTGGTGATTGTTTTGCTTGAAAAGCATTAAGCCATTCTCTAAATCTATTTAATCTCTTATATGGAGAATAGTCTTTAATTTGAACATCTTCATCTATAATAATTACTTCCATGTCACCACATAATGGACAAATATAAGATGATTCAACTATATTTAATATTTTTTCTATTTTACATTCTAAACAATATTTAATTCTTTTAGAACCATCATCATGATTAACACGAATACCTTCGGTAATTTGACAGTATTTTTCAAATAAATCTGTTTTATTTACTTTATTTTTAGGTTTTTCATCAACTTGTTTTTTTTTACATAAAAAACTTAAAATATTTTTTGATTCAATTGGGTCATCTTCTACATTTTTAATATTATAATAATTTATTAAAATATCACCTGTTTTATCATAATAATCCATTTCAGTTATATTATTTTTTAATAAATGTAGTTTTTTTTCAATATCATCTTTTGTATCTAATAAAATAGCTCTTTTATGTTGTTCAATATTAGTAAATTTTTCACGATTTTTATCTATTTTATCTATTTCATTGTTAATTTCATTTAATTTATTTTCCAATAAAGAAAAACTGTCTTTTTCAATTTCAAATTCTTTAATTTTTTGACGATGTTTATTTTCTAGAGTAGATATTTTTTTAATATCTGTATTTTTATTTTTTTGACTGAGACCAGACATTATTATAATAAATATTAAATTTACTTTATAACATTTAATATTTATATTATTAAAAAATATTAAAAAATATTAAAAAATATTAAAAAATATTAAAAAATATTAAAAAATATTTAAAAATATTTAAAAATTATATATTTTGAATGTTAAATATATTAAACTCATTAAAAATATTTAATTTAAATTTAAAAAATTTTTTCTTATATAAAGTATATATCCATGGGTGGAGGTTTAATGCAACTCGTCGCTTACGGCGCGCAAGATGTTTACTTAACAGGTAATCCTCAAATTACTTTTTTCAAAGTCGTTTACAGAAGACACACTAACTTCTCTGTAGAACCTATTCAACAAGTTTTCAACGGTGCTGCTGATTTCGGTCGCACTGTTACTTGCAATTTAAACAGAAATGGTGATTTAATCACTAATATGTATGCTGTTGTTCAATTAGCTGCTACTACTGCTGGTGCTGTAGAATGGGGCTATGTCAGACGTTTAGGCTATGCCTTAATTGATTCCACTAAAATTGAAATTGGTGGTTCTAAAATTGATGAACAATATGGTGACTGGTTAAATATCTGGTATGAACTTACTCATAAAATTGGTCAAGAACGTGGCCATGCTGCTATGATTGGTGATGATGATGCTCACCGTGTTTTACATAACAATGCCCGCGGTTCTTCCACTTTATATGTACCTTTAGCTTACTGGTTTAACAGACACAACGGTCTTGCTTTACCTTTAATTGCTCTTCAATACCACGATGTACGTGTAACCATCAAATACCGTACTGCTGCTGAATGCGTTAACTACAAAGGTGCCACTAAACCTACTATGCCTGAAATGGCTGATTCTTACCTATTAATCGACTATGTTTTCTTAGATTCGGAAGAAAGAAAAAGATTCGCTCAAGCCAGCCACGAATATCTTATTGAACAATTACAATTCACTGGTTCTGAATCCTTAACTAGCAACAGCAATAATAAATACAGACTTAACTTTAACCACCCCAGCAAATATTTAGTATGGGCCCCTCACTTAGAAGTTCACTTTTCTTCTAATAAATGGTTAACCTATGCTGCTGATGGCGACTGGGATGCTGCACGTGAAACATTTGCTAAATTACTTTGGTTATCTACTAGAACTTTAACTAATGGAGTAACTATTAATGTAGCTGATTTTTCTGGAAATGAAATTCAATCTCCTGGACCTGCTAATACTCTTAATGCCAAACTTACTGCTATTTTAGACAAAATTGATGCTCAATTAGTTTTTGCTGATTCTTCTGGCACAGTAGCTGCTATTCCCTCTAATGTAGTTATATTAAGAAATGAAGTAACCGCTGAAGATATGACTGTTATCACTTCCCAATTAGACACTTGGGGAGCCGATGAAACTTTCTTAGGTCTCCATGGTGTATGGGTTACCGATCACTTTAACTACGGCAGATGGGTTGATTGCACTACTAACCCAATAACCAGTGGCAAATTACAACTTAACGGTCACGATAGATTCCAAAGCAGAGATGGCAACTACTTTAACTATGTCCAACCTTTCCAACACTTCAGCAACACCCCTGCTGATGGCATCAATGTCTACAGTTTTGCCCTCAAACCTGAAGAACATCAACCCAGTGGCACTTGCAATTTCTCGCGCATTGACAATGCTACTCTTAATGTTTCTTTAACTAATGACACTGTAACTGCTAATGGTGATGATAACTTAAATATTTACACTGTCAATTACAATGTATTAAGAGTTATGTCCGGTATGGCTGGCACTGCTTATTCGAATTAAAAAAATTATAATCTATTTAATTTTATATTATGTTTAATAATTTAATATTTAATAGTTTTTCTTATAAATATGAAAAATATAAAAAAATTTTAGAATATATATCTTAATTGTAAATCTAAAAAAATAATGAATTTTTCTAATTAATTAAAAAAATAATGAATTAGTTATAAAATTATTAAGATATAATATTGAATTACTATTATCCGATTCTTTAATTAATCTTTTATTAATATCTATAGTTTTATTAATAAAAAATTCAAAAATATTATTTTCTTTTTTTTTTAAATTTACTTGATTAGTATTAAAATACTTAACAATCTCTGAATCTTTATTATTTTTATAATATATATTAACTATATAATATAATTCATTAATTATTTTTTTATTATGTTTTTTATCATCTATAGATTTAATAACAACTTGTAAATAATTACAAAAAGATTTAAGAATTTGTTTTTTATAGTTTAGTTCATCTTCATATTCTTGTTCTTCATTATTACTTTCTTCTTGTTCTTCATTATTACTTTCTTCTTCTTCATCGTCACTTTCTTCTTGTTCTTCATATTCTTCTTGTTCTTCATTATTACTTCCTTCTTGTTCATAGTCACTGTTTCTTTCCTGTTCATCATCATCTGAATTAGTCATTGTTATATTTTTTTTTTCAGATTCTTGAAATATTTGGTTATTCATTAATTATATCATAATTAAAGAATCTATTTAAATATCAATTTTTTATATATTATATATGAATTATGACTTTGATTCTTTATATAAAATAATAGAAAAAATGGACCAATCGTCAAAAGAAAAGTGTTTAATTTGTCATTTACCTATCGAAAACGACGAATTAATTTTATCATGTAATCATTACTATCATAGTAAATGTTTAAATAAAAAAACTAATAAACTAAAATGTCCATATTGTCAAAAAATAGTATCAATTAAACCAATAAAAATTATTCCAGAATATTGTAAAATTTTACTTACAACAGGTAGTCGTAAAGGAGAATATTGTGGTAGAACTAATTGTTGTTATCATAAATTAAATAAAGAAACTATAACGGTTATTAAACCAAATCAATATTTATGTCAATCTATCCTTAAATCTGGATTAAGAAAAGGAGAAATTTGTGGAAGAAATAATTGTAAATTACATAATATTAATCTATAAAATCACATTCAATATCATCTTTTTTAAATTGTGTTTTATTTAAAAAATTAATTTTAGGTAATTTTATATATTCACCATCATCTTCTTTATCAGATTCTTCTTTTTTTATTGGTGTTTTTATTTTTTTTATTTGACTTTTTGATTTATTTAATTGTTTACTAAGTTTATCATCATCATCATCAACAAAATTACATTCTACATGATTTTTTAAATTTTTAGAAACAACTTCTTTTTTAGTAATAGAATGTTCAAAATTATCTAAAAATAATACTTTATTTTTAATTAAATCATTATCAATTTTAAATTCTGTATCAGTTTTAATATATTTTTTTCTTTTTTCAATAATTTGTTTTAATTTTGGTAATTCATCTAAATGTTCGCGATAATATTTAACTTTTTCCCAAGTTTGTTTTAAAATTGGTAAAATAGATGCAAATAATTTTTTATCTCTTTCTATTGGTTGATTATGTGATTGTTCTAATTTCCAATAAATAACTTTATTGAATGAATAATCTTTGATAATATCTGGATATTTATTATTTAATTCAGACATTGTTTTAACAATCCATTCATCATATTGTTGAGAAGTCATATCTAATCTTGGAGGATAGATAAATTTACTTTTCCATTCAATATTATCTTCTTCAAATTGGGGTTCCCATATTTTTGGAAAGAATTGAAGTAAAACTCCTTTTTTAATTTTATCATCTATGTTTATACTTTGTCCATTTACACCAATTTGATGTTTAGTATTTTGACAATTATCTATTAAATAATCTTCACGTGTTTTATATTCAATTAATTTACATTGCCAAAAGTCACATGTTTGTAATTCACAACATTCTAATTGTTGTTGAACTTGTAAATAATAATAATATGGACAAATATGACCTGGAATTCTTCCTGATGTTTCTATTGTTCTTCCGTTTGGAGCAACACATTTAATTTCTAACATAGTACCTAATTTATTTGAAAATTTATTATCAAGTGTTTTTGCTGAACAAATACCATCTGGTGATGCTCCTAAAAATGGTTGTGTTTCTGAAGGTAATGCACCAAATTCAACTACTTGAACATTGTAAATATGTTCATAAATTTTTGTTGCAATTAATTCAAATTTTTTTCCATGATATACATTTGCATTATCTAAAAATTGATGATCTGGATCACATTTTTTAAGAATGAAAGATTCAACGGGCTCATATGGATTTTCATCAATTGCTGAAGCAGTATCTGAAGCAGTAATACGGTTATGACGATATTCAAACCATTCTTTAGATCTTTGTTCTGGTTGTGGAAGTGCTTTTAATTTTTGAAAATGTTCTTCTAATTTTTTAAATTCTTTAGGAATTTTAACTTGAGAATATAATTCAAGATGATTTGGAAAATAACATTTATCACTATCTAATGTTTCAATAAATTCTTTTTTATTTTTAATTAATATTGTAAAAACTTCATTCATTAATGATAATGTTAATTCAGGATAAGTTTCTTTATACGTTCTATAACACTTATTTAAAAGACTATAATATTCTGTTTCAGACCAAGATTTTTTTTGTTGTGCTTCTAAATATTTTTTAGTATCATCAAATATATTATTAATTGTATCTTTTGTCATTAATAATAATATTAATTATATAGTTTCTTTTTTAATCAATTTTTATTAAATAATATACTTTCCATTTATAAATTGTAGATTTGGAATACTAATTATTTTACCTTTAGTTGAATCATATAAAATACTATCTTTTTTAGTAATAATTTTATTTTTTACCATATCTATTAATTTTTCTTTTAATTCATTTTTATCTTTTTCATCATTAATTAATAACATATTAATATATTCTTTTATTTTTATAATTTTGTGAATTGTCGTTAATTTTACCCAAGGTTTTAAATATAAATAATCATCAGTATATTGTGCTGATGTTGGTGATTCTGTATTATTTAAATTACTTGTATTTTTAATTATTGGAATTTTAGTTTCCGAATCTTCTGATAATTTTATTAATTTTTCTTCTAATATATATTTTTTTTTTAATCCATATTTTTCACAAGCTTTAATTAAATTAGATAAATAATTAATTTCTAAGGATTTTTCAATTGCATGTATGTTAAAAGTTATATCATCCATTTACTATATAAAGAAACTCTTTTTTAAATAAATTTATTTAAAAAAATTGAATCTATAATTTAATATATATATATCTTATTAATAATGAGTTCAAATACAGAATTTGATGAATTATTTGCATTAAGAATTTTATTTCAAGATGAGTTTGATAATGAAAGTGATATTATTTGTGAACTTAATTATGAATTAATTAAAAGAGGAATGTCAATTGAAAATATTCCAAATATTTTAAAACAATTTTATGAATCTTTTGGTATTAATATGACTATTGAACAAATAAATCAAGTAATACAACAAACACACATACCACAACAAACACA